CGATCTGAGCATCAATCAAATATTGCTACGGTGATGAGGTTGCTGATTGGAATAGTGAGGTTTTTGAATTATTAAAATCTCGTTTGGATAAAGAATACTCATGTTTTGACGGAGCTCTCAATCCTCAAGGACCGAATCATTGGTTAAAAAAATTTATTGATTCTAATGCAGATATTTATAATCAGCATTATACAATTTTTGATAATCCGTATTTACCGCAAGATTTTATAAACAATCTATGTATAGAGTATGAAGATACTGTGTATTATGACCGATATATTTTGGGAAATTGGGCTCTCGCTGAAGGCTTAATTTTTCCAATGTATGAAGATTGTTTTGCTAAAGCAGTAGGAAATACACCAGAAGAATATTGTCTTTCTATAGATTATGGAACTATGAATGCTTTTGCTGCCATTCTTTGGGGAAAGTTTGGAGAAACATGGTATGCTTTAAAAGAATACTATTATTCAGGGCGTGATTTAGGAGAACAAAAAACCGATTTAGATTATGCTGAAGATCTTGATGATTTTGTGGGAACACTTACTAATCTTGAAACGATTATAGATCCGTCTGCAGCATCATTTATAACTTTACTGAGAAAACGTAAAGGAAAATATAAAGTAAAAAAAGCAAATAATAGTGTAGAAGACGGACTTCGTGAGACTGCGGTTGCTTTAAAAACAGGCAAAATAAAAATATCTCCGACAATGAAAAATTGGCGAGATGAAGCAGCAGGCTATATTTGGAATCCGAAAGCAAAAAGTGAAGAACCGTTAAAAGAAAAAGACCATTTAATGGATGCTACTCGATATTTTGTAAAAACAAAAAGAATTGCTGTTATTCATGAGGAATATAAATCAGTTTTTGGAGGGCGACGATGATAACATTTCAAGATTTTGAAAAGGAAACTGATATTGAAAAATTTATCGGCATAGCTATAACATCTCATTTGAATAGTGATAATTATAAAATCGCAAAATCTGCTGATAATTATGATCATCAAAAAAATGAATTAATTTATGACTATGTCAGATTAATATTTACGTTAACTGGGGAAGCTGTAGAAGATTTTACTGCGAGCAATAATAAAATTACAAGCAATTTTTTTCATAGGCTTAATACGCAACGTTGTACATATTTATTGGGCAACGGAGTTTCTTTTACTGAAAATAAAAAAGAAATTATAGATAATAAAGGAATAGTAAAATCTGTAGATACTACGAAAGAATTATTAGGAAAAAGTTTTGATACAGATCTAAAGGATTTAGCATATAACGGACTTATTCACGGAGTATCATTCGGATTTTGGGATATGAATAAATTACATATATTTCCTATTACTGAATTTGTTCCTTTTTGGGATGAAAATACCGGAGTGCTCAGAGCCGGAATAAGATTTTGGAGATTAGATAAAAATAAGCCCACTATTGCAGTTTTATATGAAGAAGACGGCTATACGAAATATAAAGCTGAAGGAATAGGGTTTAAATTTGTAGAATTTCAACCAAAACGAGCTTATAAAATTATAGTAAATAAAACAGAAGCAGACGGAGAGACTGTAGTAGGAGAAGATAATTATAGTTCATTGCCGATTATTCCATTGTGGGGAAGTAAATTGAAACAATCTACTTTAGTAGGAATGAAAAGTGCTATCGATTCATATGATCTTATCCGCTCTGGTTTTGCCAATGATCTTTCAGATTGTGCTCAGATCTATTGGATTTTGGGAAATTGCGGAGGAATGTCTGACGGTGAAGTTGAAAGATTTAGGGACAGATTAAAACTAAATCATATAGCAGTAGTAGATACTGATAACTCTGAAGTAACGCCATATACACAAGAGGTTCCGCATAATGCCAGAAAAGCATATTTGGATATGATCAGAGCCGGAATTTATGAAGACTTTGGAGGATTAGACGTCCATACGGTAGCAGCGGGAGCTACAAATGATCATATTGATGCAGCATATCAGCCTATGGATGAAGAAGCTGATGATTTTGAGTATCAAGTCATTAAATTTATTCAGCAACTTTTATCTTTAATAGGAATAGAAGATTCTCCTGTATTTAAACGAAATCGTATCAGTAATCAAAAAGAACAAACGGATATGATTTTGTCTTGTGCTGATTATCTTGATGATGAAACTATTCTTTCAAAATTACCTTTTATTTCAGTAGATGAAATTACCAATATTCTTGCCAGAAAAGATCAAGCTGATTTTGATAGATTTGAAAATGAAGGAGATAATAAAAATGATTCAAGTGAAGTTAATCAAGAGTCCGAGTGATGAAGATTGGATAGAATGTAAACGTAGGGCATTAATTACTATATACGGAAAAGGGCTGGGAAATGTTTCTCAGCCTTCTTCTGAATGGAAGCATAAAATTTTAGAAGCAAGGCATAGTCCGATCAGATATCTTCGATATAGTTTTTTAATGGAAGATATTCCGTCCAATGTTTCTGTTCATTTATGCCGCCATATTCATGCTCAACCATATGTCAGCAGTTTAAGAAATGACAGACAAGACATAATGGACGGAGATGCTGCCAGACGTGACACTCCTGTAAATATGATCATTGATATGAATGCAGAAGAATTAATGGTTATAGCAAATAAACGTCTTTGTAATAAAGCATCAAATAAAACTCGTCAAGTGGTTAAATTAATGTGTTTGTCTGCTTTAGACGCAACGCCTGAATTAGAAGGACTTTTAGTTCCTATGTGTAAATATCAAGGCGGTATTTGTCATGAAATGTTTTCATGTAAGGTAAAAAGTGATGATTGATGCCGGTGCAAAATTTACTGATGAAGAATTAAAAAAATTAGAAGAAGAAATTATAGAAATTTATAAAGAAGCGTCTGTAGATATTTCTAAAAAACTAAAAGATTTTACAGAGAAATATAAAACTAAAGAGCAAATACATTTAAAAGAATTATCGGAAGGAAAAATCACTCAAGAGCAATTTGACGCCTGGAAAAGAGGGCAAGTCTTTCAAGGAGAACAATGGAAATCAAAAAGAGAACAAATCGGAGATACTATTTCTAATGCGAATCAAATGGCTACTGATATTTTAAATGGGCGAATGGTAGATGTTTTTACCGGTAATGCTAATTTTATGTCATATGCTATGGAACATGATACAGGAATTAATTTCGGATTTGGAATTTATGACTCTGCAACTGTTGTAAACCTTATAAAAAATGATCCGCAATTATTACCAGAATGGAAAATAAATGAGCCTAAAGATGATATTTGGAATCAAAAAAATGTAAATAGAGCAATAACCCAAGGAATAATTCAGGGTGAAAGATTAGATCAGATTGCTGACAGATTAGCGAACGGATTGGGCACAAAAAATAAAAATAAAATGCTCACTTTTGCCAGAACAGCGATGACCGGTTCCCAAAACGCAGGTCGTGTTTATAGTATTGATGCGGCAAAAGATCTTGGGATCGATGTAGAAAAAGAATGGATGTGTACGCTTGATCTACATACCAGGACAAATCATAGGCTATTAGACGGTCAATCTAGGCCCACAGATAAACCGTTTGAAATAAGCGGATACAAAATTATGTATCCCGGAGATCCGGCTGCTGCACCAGAAATGGTTTATAATTGCAGATGTACTTTGGTCAGTAATGTTAAAAAATATCCGTCTGAATATGACAGATATGATAATATTAAAGGCGAACGTGTTAAACATATGACTTATTCTGAGTGGGAAGCAGAAAATAAAAGACTTGCCGCTCAAGCTGAAGAAGCAGTAAGGATGTTGGATGAAAGCGAAGCAACCGGACTTGTATCTTTATTTTCTAACAAAAAGATGTCAAATCTCTATAATGAAATGAGAGAAATAGATACCAAAACTGCTACTGCTTTTTACAATGAATTAAAGTCTATGGGCAAACCTTCTGAGGTTTGGAATCAATATATAAACGGAACTTTACCGGATAATGTCGATACATCAAGATTAAACGGAATACTTCAATCATATGCTGAGAAAAAAGGAATGAATATTCCAAATATAGGAACTGGAGGAAAACCTACACCTGTCGCTGGGAAAAGTTTTAAAGAAATATTTGGCGGAAAGAAAATGTCAAATGTTTATAATGAAATGAAAGGTGTAGACAGTAAAATTGCAAATCAATTTTATAAAGAGCTCGGTTCTATGGGTAAACCTTCAGATGTATGGCAAAAATATTTGGACGGTAAATTAACAGATGAACAAAGAACTAGGATTGAAAAATTTTTAGGTGATTATGCTGATAAAGCCGGTTTAATTAAACCTACAGGTCCCGCCGGTATAGATATTAAGGGATTAGTAGGAAATAAAAAAATGTCGAATTTTTATAATGAACTAAAAGGTAAAAATTCTAAATTAGCTAATCAATTTTATAAAGAACTTCAAGGACTAGGAAAACCTTCTGAGGTATGGCAAAAATATATTAACGGAGAAATAAAAAATTCTAAAATTGATGATATTTTAAGACAACATTTCGGTCAACAATCCATAGTTAAGCCTAAAGGACCAGAAATTAAGCCTAAACCTATAATTAAACCTAAAACTGCTGATCGAACATGGGTAGAAAAAAATATAGATAATAATAAATTTAAAGAAAATGCAAAAAATATTACTAAGGCTAGGCAAAAAGTTATAGATGATATAATGAAAACTCCGGAAAATTATAGAAAATGTTTTGCTGACACCCTCAGTAAGATAAACTTTTTTGATGACAATGGCAAAGCATATTATATTAATGGAAGATCAAAAATATCAGTAAATTTGGATAAAGTACATCGCAGAGATGGGTCATATGGAACTTTATTTCATGAAGTCGGACATGCTATAGATTATGAATATATGAGATTAAGAAATCCAAACAAAAGTGATTGGTTTTTAACTAATAAAGATAGAACATCACAATTACCAAGTTTTCTTTCTGCAATAGAAAAAGATCTTAAAAATATAAGTAAGGAAATGGATAACCCACGCTCTCCGATTTCAATGTATTATCGTGATTCAATGGATGATGCATCAAAAGGAGTACAAGATTTTTTTGCTGCTTTAAAACCACTGAATGATCAAGGGCCTAGAAAAGGGAAAATTCCTCAAAATTTATTGGGTATACGCTACAGATGGGGCCATTCATATGAATATTATACCAGAGAGAATGATCCAATGGTTGATGCAGCTTCTGAATTATTTGCAAATATTTCTGGAGGATATGGTGATCCTAATCAAATGAAATATATGAAAAAATATTTTCCGAATGCAGTCAGTGCGTTTGATGATATTATCGATGAAATGGCGAAAAATATTGTTTTATAATACACAAATGTAAATATACATGATATAATGTATTTGAGAAAGGAGACAAAATTATGCCAGAAAAAATCAGACACTTATTAGACAAATATTGGGACATGTTTGGGGAAGGATTTCCATTGTATCAAGCATCTAGTGACTGGAGTAAAGTAGAATATGACATTAAAAAATGCTTAAGAGAAAACAAAAGAGCTGCTGATCTAAAACCAAATGAATATGGAGCAATGCAAGGGGTTGATTTTTAATGTCTGATATAATTATTACAGGAAATCATAAAAATGAAGCTTTGTCTGCATTAAAATTAGCAAAAGAAAGAGCTTTAAAAATTATAGGTTTAAAGGGTGAAACATATGCAAAAGGCATTTGTCCTGTGGGTACTGAAGAAACGACAGGTATTAAAGGATATCGTGGCGGAACATTAAGAAATTCTATTACGCATCAAATTGATGGAGATATGGTTTCTATCGGATCTAATGTAGAATATGCTCCATATGTAGAATTAGGCACAGGTCCTAATTTCAAACCTCCGCCTGATTGGGAACAATTTGACGTTCCTCCGCCAAAAGGTATAGGTCACGGATATGTTCGCGCAAGACCATATTTAAGACCAGCCGTCGAAGAACATTTAGATGAATATAAAGATATTATAAAAACAGAACTTAAAGATGCATAAAAAATAAAGCTCTGAGATTTCTCTCAGAGCTTTATTTTTTATTTAATTTCTTTAATGAGCTCTTTTGTTTTCATGTTTATTAATTCTATAGTATCATATTCCTCCAGCCATTCTTCTATTACATCAGCATTTCTAGTTATTTCATTCCAATAATTTAATGCTTTGTCAAGATCTTTAAACCATTTATAAAGCATTCCGTCTGTATAAATTCCATAATTTCCAAATTTCTGTGAATATGTCATCTTAAATTACCTCCTATTTAATTATTAAGCATTTTTCATTTTTTCTTCCATGATATCAAAGCACTGGTCAATGTAATCGCAAACATGATTCCAAATTCTATAATTTGAAGTCATTTTTTTAACTTCATAAAAAAGCTGAAATTCATCTGTATTTTTAAGAATTTCCATTTTTTTCTCAGAAATTACTACATACGGAACAAATCCGTTACCAGCTAAATTTTCTCTAAAGCTTTTATTTGTCGTGCATTTCATAGCAACACAGACTGTTGCGTTTTTAGATTCTGCCCAATGACCAATTGCTAAATATTTTTTCATTTTAATTACCTCCAAAAATTAAGTATCATTTACCTTACATTATCTATTATATAGCGTTTCCTTTGGTTTGTACACCTATAGTAGTATACAAATTTCCATTGTCTTTCTTGTGCAGTATGTACATGCTACACTTTTTGTGATATAATCATCTTGTAAAGCTCAAAGGCGAAGAAATGCCCCGAAGAAAAGGAGAGATTATTATGGCACTTACAAGAGCAATGCTTAAAGGAATGGGACTCACCGAAGAACAGGTGAGCGCTATTATTGAAGAGCATACTAGTGTTACTTCAGCTTTGAAAGAAGATTTAAAGAAGTATAAAGCTGACGCGGAAGAACTTCCAAAAGTCCAAAAGGAACTGGACGATTTGAAAAACGGATCTGATGACTGGAAAGATAAGTACGAGAAGGAGCACCGGGCCTTTGATGACTACAAGAAGGATGTTTCAGCTAAAGAAAAGACCAGTAAAATAAAATCCGCATATAAAAAACTTCTTACAGACAATAAAGTTGGAGAAAACCATATTGATTCTATTTTGAGAGTCACAGATTTCAATAAAATGGAATTGGATAAAGACGGAAATCTTGTGGATGCCGATAAACATTCGGAAACTATCAAAAAAGATTGGTCTGGATTTATTTCTACTACTGAAGTGAAAAATACAAATCCTGAAACTCCTCCAGGAGGAATCGGAGGAGGCAATGCTCCTAGCAGAGCAGCGCAAGTGGCCATGAAGCACTATGAAAATATTTACGGTAAGAAGGGGGAAAATAAATGAGTTTTATCGGAGAAGTAGAACAAGGCAAAACTTATGCTCCCGGGTGGTTCCTCGCTCATGAGGAATGCGAGAGAAAAACGAGACAGATTGCGCAAGCTGGCGCAACGACTGCTGCTAATGGCAGTAAGTATGTAAAAATGGGTACTGTGTATCCGTCAAATGACGCGAATGCAATAGGTATTGTATATGAAGATGTAGATGTGACGACTGGAAATATGCCGGGTTCTGTGGTGCTCAAGGGAGTGGTATATGAAGACCGTCTTCCGGAAGCAGTGGATACGTACAGCTCTGCGACTGTACCGACTGGCGGCAACCCCAAAGAGTTGGGATTGTATGAGAGAAGTGGATCTTCTCCCAATTATGTTTACACGCTTACAACTGATACTACTGCCGCTAGTAATAAGACTTATTACAGCTATGACGGAAAGAAGATTGCTTCTGCGGCAAAGACTGCGCTTGAGGGTAAGGGATTTACATTCGTTACCGAGCCTGCAGTCACAAGACCGGATTTTAGCGGAGAGGGGGAATAATTAATGCCGAGAATTGCATGGGAGAATAACATTCTGGGATTTATTCCGAATACAGATTGGCTTGATGTGCCTTTTCAGATCACGAGGCCCGGAGATCCGGTAGACATTCTTTTCGGTGATCAAAAAACTGATAATCTTGTGGCAGAATGGGAATCTATAGCATCAGAATATCAGATTCCTGTCATGGCTCAGTTCCATGGGTTTGATGTCGAATCGCAGACTACTTTCAGAATCCCGATCGATACTCACAATATTGAAAAAGGTCTCATTAAAGTTAAAATTAACCAGTCAGAACGGATGCGTGCTCTGCTGAGATCTGGCGTACAAGGCGATGAAGCTCTGTATGATTATGTCGTAAATGACGGAGTACGTCTGGCTGAGCAAGTTGTTACTAGAACAAAAGTAGCAAAGAATGAATTGCTTGCAACAGGACAAGTGACAATTAAGGAAAATAATCTTAATTTGACTGTTGATTACGGTGTTCCTAGTGCAAATAAGTCTTTAACTCTTGATTTTAGTGACAATGCTACCGCAGATATTCCGAGCCAAATCGAGAAAATCGTAAGTGATGCAGCAGATCAGGGTGCCATTATTACAGGTATGGTAACCTCTAGAAAGATTATCGGTAAACTGAGAAATAATGATGCCATTCAGATTGCCATCAACGGTACTGCAGGTGTAGGCGCACTTATTAGTCGCGGACAGCTTGAAAACTATTTGGCAGAAGAGTTTGGAATTACGCAGATAATTACAAACGATCTGACATATGGTGCTAGTGCGACTATAGGTACTGACGGAAGACCGCATATTACTACGGAAAGATATTTCCCGAAGGATAAAGTTACATTTTTCGCCGGAAATCAGGGCGGAAGACTGGGCGTCGGACTTTGGGGAGATTCTCCGGAAGTAGATGTAAAACAGCTTCTTGACGTATCTCAAAGCGGTGTTTCCCCATTTGTGTATATCACTCAGTGGGCAGAAAAAGATCCGGCTGTTTTATGGACAAAAGCCAGTGCACTGTTTATGCCGGTACTTTATAACCCGACCAGTCTGTTTATCGCAACAGCCACAAACACTGATGAGGGAGCTTGATAAAGATGTATAAGGTTATTGTACGTTTTAAAGATTTACAGGATAATAACCATGTTTACAATGTGGGGGATATATTCCCCCACAAAGGCATAAATGTGAGTAAAAAGCGCATCAAGGAGCTTTCCTCTAATAAAAATAGGCGGGGGGTTCCGCTTATTAAGGAGGTAGCGGAAGATGAACATGGGGATGTTGACAGAAGTTTGTCAGGAGATTCGAAATTGGTTTGACTATGGCATGAAAAAATATCATGGGCCTATAGTCATTCAAAATAATGAAATAATAGTTCCGGATGTTGATCTAAAAGACGGACAATATTTTAGAATTATAAAAAGCGTTTTTAATGACGGAGTGCATGTTTATCCTCATGATGAATCTTTAATTGATGAAGATTTTGTCGGTGAGTTGTGGGCAATGGCTGTGCCTCCTTCGGTCATTGCCCTTGTCGAAGAAATTAGCGCATGGCAAGAAAAATATGGAGGAATTGACAGTGCTCTTATGAGTCCTTATCAAAGTGAAAGCTTTGGCGGATATTCATATAGTAAATTATCAGGTAAATCAAATAAATCTGGTAGTACTGATTCTCCTATTGCTACATGGCAATCAATATTTGCGTCAAGATTGAATAAATGGAGGAAAATATGAGTTTATTAAATGATGCAATGGAACCTTGTGTCATGTTAAATAAGCAAAGTATTCCGGACGGTTATGGCGGTAGAATTGACGTGTGGGTTGAAAGTGATTTTCAATTTAATGCGGCAATTGTTTTTGATACGTCTATTGAAGCAAGACGTGCCGAAGCAGACGGTGTTAAAAGTTTATATACCGTAACCACAAGCAGGGGAATTACTTTGGAATATCATGAAGTTTTTAAGCGATTGCGGGATGATAAAATTTTTAGAGTGACTTCCGATGGGGATGATAAATTTACCCCAAAAAGTACGACTCTTGATATGAAGCAAGTCACTGCCGAAGAATGGAGTGTTCCGAGTGGATAAAGTACAAGCAATTCATAAATTTTGGTCAAGTTTTGGATTAACTGCTTATGATCAAAACACCGTCCCTGATGATGCTCAAATGCCATATATTACTTATGACGTTTCGGTCGGTGCACTTGAAAATGTACTCATTTTGACAGGCTCATTGTGGTATCATTCTTCATCTTGGAAAGAAATTTCCGAAAAATCAGATGCAATAGCAAAAATGATAGGTTCCGGTTATTATATAGATAAAGTTGATGATGGTTATGTATGGATTACAAGAGGAAATCCATTTGCACAAAGAATGTCTGACGGAGACAAAGATGTAAGAAGAATTTATATTGTTTTAAATGCTGAATTTTTAACAGCATTTTGACGGAGGATTAATATGGGAAGATTTACTGTTATATCGCAGGATGCATTTAATGAAATTCAGTTAGATGCAGGTGTTCTGCTTAAAACTTTCGATCCCGCACAACCTACTGTTCCGGCTGATGCCGATATCGTTACTGCTACTACTGGCGGTATTAATGCTTCTTGTGTTCCGACTTACTCGGATTTCGGTGAAGATGTCGATAATTGTCCGAATAACACTAAGGAACTCAAGCATTTGGACGGTTGGGAATGTACTATGTCCACTACTGCGTTAGGTACATCTGCTGATTTGATCAAATTGTCTTTGGGTGCTGCTGATATTGATGCAACTACGAGCAAAATTACTCCTAGGCGTGATCTCGCGCAGACCGACTTTGCAGATCTGTGGTGGGTAGGCGACAGATCTGATGGCGGCATGGTTGCTATTAGACTGATAAATGCTTTGTCGACTGGCGGTTTTTCACTCCAAACGACAAAAAACGGTAAAGGTCAAATTTCATTATCTCTTACTGGTCATGTATCTATAAGCTCACAGAATGTAGTACCTATGGAATTCTATTCTACAGAGGGTGAAGAGACTACCGTTGTTACACCAGGCGAGACTCCCGCCGGTTAACCCGTAAAATTAGGAGGATTATATGAAACTGAGAGAATTTGAAAATGAACAAGCTTTAGATCTATTGGCTGATATTATAGAGCCGATTGCTCATATCATGGCCGACGATAAAGTCGAAAAAATGGTAAAAGCAAAAAAGCCTGTTTTAATCATAGCTTCTCACATCCTTAAAAATAATAAAAAAGACGTAATAGAAATAGTTGCAATGATGAATGGAGCAGATCCTACTACTTTTAGATTTAATACGGTGACGCTTTTAAAAGATATAGTAGAGATCATGAATGATCCCGACATCATAAGCCTTTTTACATTGCAGGGTCAGACGACGGACTCAGAATCTTCTGGCTCTGCTACGGTGAATACAGAGGAAGAAAAACAGTAAAGCACTTTTTGCGGTATGTTTCAGCACGAATCGAAGAAACGGCTCGTGAAAAGACATACCGCATTTACATTTCTGATTGTTTACGAGCAATGATTCCTAACGGACGACAAATTCCGAGATATATAGATTTCTTTATGCCGCCAGATAATGTAGATCCTGAAGAAATTAAAACTTCAATTAAAAATAAATTAGCAAAGATTGGAGGTGAAAATAAAGATGGACCTATTCAGTCTAGCCGCGAGGCTTAGTTTGGACTCAAGTGAATATGAAAAAGGCTTGGACAATGCGGAAAATTCTGCAAAAACCAAAGGAGGAGCTATAGGTAAAGCACTCGGAACAATGGGCAAGATGGCTGTTGCAGGTACAGCTGCCGCAGGTGCTGCCGTTGTTAAACTTGCGTCTGATGCTACGTCATCATATGCAAGTTATGAACAGCTTACCGGCGGTGTAGAAACTCTTTTTGGTACAGGCGGAAAGTCTCTTGAAGAGTATGCTGCAAGTGTTGGAAAAACAGTTGAAGAAGCTGAGGGTGATTTTAATAATTTTCAATATGCACAAGCCGAAGTGTTGAAAAATGCGGATAAAGCATTTGATACCGCCGGAATGTCTGCAAATGAATATATGGAGACTGTAACCGGTTTTTCTGCTGCGCTTATTCAATCGATGGGCGGAGATACTCTAGAAGCTGCTAAAAAAGCCGACATGGCAATTACTGATATGTCGGATAACGCAAATAAAATGGGCACGTCCATGGAATCTATTCAGGTGGCATACGCAGGTTTTTCAAAGCAGAATTATACCATGCTGGATAACCTCAAACTGGGTTATGGCGGAACGAAAGAAGAGATGGAACGTCTTCTCGATGACGCAGAGAAGATCAAAGCCGCTCATGGTGAAATGGCCGATTATTCTATAGATAGTTATGCGGATGTAATTGATGCAATTCATACTGTTCAAGAAGAAATGGGCATCACTGGAACAACGGCAAAAGAAGGATCGGTAACCATTGAGGGTTCTGCCAACAGAATGAAAGCCGCATGGGGAAATCTTGTAACCAGCTTTGCTAAAGGCGATGAAACTATTAAAGAAAATACTACTACTTTTCTTAAAGCTTTGTCAACATGGGGAAATAATATTTTGCCTGTATTTATGAGAGCACTCGAGGGTATTGGAGAATTTGTAAAAGTAGCTATTCCAGAAATTTTGTCTATGATTCCGCCTTTTATTAAAAAAGCTGCTCCAAAAGTTATTTCTGCGGCCATGTCTTTAGTAGGAAGCGTTTTAAATGCAATTCCTGGAGCATTGAAAGGATTAGGAAAAACATTAAGAAATTTAATTCCAATTGTAAGAAATGCAGTTAAAGAAATTGGAGACGGTCTTCCATTAGATTTAAAACAGTATGTATTGCCTGCTTTCGGGAGCATAACAGCTTTTTTAAATGATGTTTTCAAAGGCGAATGGGGCCTTGCATGGGAAGAAATCAAGAATATTTTCCATAATGCTTTTGATGGCGTGGGAAGGTTTTTTGAGGATAAATTCGGTGGCGTAAGAGACACGATCCTGTCGATTGACTGGATAGACGTAGGAGAAAAGATACTTTCTTCAATTACGGGGGTTCTCTCAAGCATTACATCTGTAGCTTTCGATATATTTGCGGATGTAGTTAATACAATAACTACCATTGACTGGGGCGATGTCGGAGGAAAGATTTTCACGCTTCTTTCTTATGGACTGGGGCAGATCGTAGAATTTGCCAAGAATGTATTTACTCAGGCCAAAGATTTTATTGCGGAAATTGATTGGGCAGGTGTTGCTCACAGTATTGTTGAGTTTTTTACCGGATCATTTGAATCCATCGGGGAAGGACTTCTTAACATTGACTGGTTAGGACTTGCCATATCGATTCTTGACTTTTTAAAACAGGGATTTAGCTCTGCAATCGAATTTATGGTTACGCTCTTTACTGACATTTGGAGCGTTATTTCCGAAATCGACTGGCCTGCGCTTGGACAGACCATCTGGGACAAAATTGTTGAAGCATTCATTGGTATCTGGGATTGGGCATTGACCACATTTGAAGAGGCTAAAGCCGCTATTTTATCTGTTGACTGGGTACAGGTTGGAACGGACATTTGGAATTTCATCGTTGCCGCATTCGGCCTCATTTCGGAATGGGCAACGGAGACGTTCAATTTGGCGGTTACCGCAATCCAAGAAATACCGTGGGCAGAGGTCGGAACAGACATCTGGGATTGGATTGTAGCGGCATTTGACACAATCAGCACATGGGCGACAGATACGTTTAACCTTGCGGTTACCGCTATACAGTCAATCAATTGGGCGGATGTAGGCAAAGACCTCTGGGACAAAATCAAAGGTGCGGTCACGGGCGTGGCCACATGGGCGAATAAAACGTTCATGAAGGCGTTCGACACCATCAAGGCGATTGATTGGAAAGGAGTCGGCGCTGACCTCTGGGAAAAAATCCAAAGCGGTGTGCAGGGTGTCAAGAAATGGGCTTCCGAAAAATTCAACATGGCCGTTGATACCATCAAAAGTATTGACTGGAAAGCAGTCGGAAAGGATCTTTGGGACAAGATCAAGGCGGGTGTCGAGGCTTTAAAAACGGTTGCGGCATGGTTTGACGAAAAATTTACGGAAGCCAAGGAGAAGATTGTAGCGGTGCCATGGAAGGAACTTGGCACAGAGCTGTGGGGCAAAATCAAAGACGGTATCGTCACAACCACAGAATCGGTCAAGAGCTGGTTCAAGGACAGGTTTGACGAAGCGTGGACAGCGGTCACTGATATTCATTGGAATGAACTTGGAACAAAGATATGGGACGGAATCAAAGAGGGTCTCGCAGGAATCAAAGATTGGTTTGTGGGCCTGTTTGACTTCTCCAATATCCACATCAGTATGCCTAGCATCAATGTCGATTGGACGGACTACGGATGGGTATCCATTCCGCATTTCAGCGTGTCATGGAACGCAAAAGCCTACGATAATCCGCTCCTGTTTGATAACCGCGGCATCCTCGGCGGCTACGGTTTCGGAGACCGTGGAAACTATCAAGGCGGCGAAATGGTCTATTCGCATGACCGCTTGATGGAAGATATCAAAGAGGCTGTCGGAGGGAACCGTATCGGAGATGTGACAATCAATGTTTACCAACAGCCGGGAGAGGATGCAGAAGATTTGGCAGAACGTATCAGCAGAATTATGGCTGATGACTATGACAGAAGGGCGGCGATGCTTGTATGAGTTATGAATACAATCCGAAGAGTAATGTAGTATTCGGGAATGTGGATTTGTCCGATTACAATGCATATGCCGTTTACTGTAATATCTTTGACAGGCCAGAACGGGATATCAGCGTAGTGTCTGTACCTGGCAGAAACGGTGATCTTATTTTTGATAATGGACGGTACAAGAATGTTGATCGTACTTATCAGATTCATGTTGTGGGCGTGGAGAACGTCCACAACTTGATTCGTGATTTGGTGTCTACTGTGGGCTATCAGCGGCTTGAGGATGAGTATGATCCTAATGTGTACATGATGGCACGATTAAAGAACAAACCGAATGTGCGGAAGTTTGTCGGGAATGCCGTACTGCTTACAGTTACGTTTGATAGGATGCCGCAGAGATGGGATAAAAACGAAGGAGCGGGGACTTTCAGCAAGTATTTATCTTTGTTTCGTTATCAAGACGGGGAAAAAGTAACTTACGCTAATTCAATGAGATATGGTTATGTAAATAATACTTCAGATGAGGTTTTGAAGCCAACTATTAAGCTACATAGTTATCTCGAATATGCTTCATCTAATATAAGTTTTTATTTTAAAATTTTCATAAAGGATACAGAATCGAAAACTTATGACAATCAAGGCAACTATGACAAAAACGGAATTAATGTTTATTATACGGATTTTTATGATATTGAAGAAGGACAAACTGTTCGTGCCAAAAAAGACATATTTACAATTGGATTAACATTCACTGGTAGAGATGGATATATAAAAAAAAGAAACTACAATATCGTTATTGATTCTGAAGCCAAGGTAGTTTATGACGATGACACAAAAGAAAACTTAAATAAATACATAACGTCTTATGATTTCGTAAAATTCCCTGAGATACAGCCGGGATACAACCATATTTACATAGATAACTATGCGTATAACATTGGATATTTAACATCATTTGACGTAAATATGAGGAATTGGAGCATATGATACCTCAAGTATATGAATTTCCATATTCAACATTCGAAGGAAAAACTGCACCACTTAGAGATACTGTTTCCTGCATCGTCACTGAAGAGAGAAACGGTGCTTACGATCTGAAGATTGTTGTCGGACAGGATGATCCAAACTTTGAAGAGATTCAGAACAACAAATATATCCTTGCCAAAGCGAATGATACAGATGAAAACCTACAAGCATTCAGAATCTATGCCATTGAAAAAAACATCAACGGACGAGCAACAATATATGCCGAACACGTATCACGAAGAATGAGATTTATTCCGCTGAATCCTACAAATTATCATGGAGACCAAAGAGGTATCCTTCAGACAGCTATTCCGAATGCTGTTTCAATCACAAATCCATTCACGCTTAATGCGGAATGGACTAACTGGTCGTATGTCGATTTTAAAGTGACCACACCAACAAGCCTGTTTGCTATGCTGACAGGAACGAGAGGATCGCTCACAGATTTGTATAAAGGTGGAGAATGGCATTTCGACAATTTTACGGCAACATTTTATGAGACCAGAGGTTCAGACAATGGTGTCGAAATTTCCTACGGAAAAAACCTCACAGATTTGAATCAAGAGAACCGAATTGAGAACACATCTACTGGCATCTATCCTTACTGGACTGGCAAGGATGAGAATGATGCCGAGATAGTAGTTACGATCCCGGACAATCCAATCGTGTATGCGACAGGACATGAAGATCAAGACTTTGAGCGAATTCTACCTGTTGATATGTCTGATAAATTCAAGGAAGCTCCTACTGCCGAACAGCTTCAATCTGCGGCTGAAAGCTATATTATGGACAACAATATTATGGTCCCAAAGATATCGTTAAAGGTATCATTTGCTCCTCTGTGGGAGGCAATGGGCTATGAAATGCTTGAAGCGAAGGAACGAGTTTCCCTATGTGATATCGTGACGATCCGATTTGAGAAACTTGGTGTAGTGGCAAAAGCGAAGGTAACCAAAACTGAGTATGATGTTCTAACCGAACGATATACCAAAATCACTCTGGGAGAAGCAAAGCAGAGCTTTTCCGAGAAAATGGCTCAGACAAACAACGATCTCAATAAAAGGATCAGCAATTTGAGATAGAGGGAGGAAAAGAGATGTCTATAACTCATGAGGCATACCTCAACATCGTACCGGGGGATTCGCCCGCTCCGATAATCAAGGTGAGTCAGTATGATGCTGATTTCAGCATTGTGTTTCATCTGATTGCCAAGAAGAGGGGAATCATACCTGCATACCCGAGAACGGTTGAAAATGACGAGGATGTAACAATAAATGTGCCTACATCTGCTACCGTATCTGTGAGAGGAACAAAAACAGATGGCAACGGCTATTCCGCAAATGCTACTTTGTCTGGAACCGCTACTGCTCCGATTGTGACCGTGGCTGGCCATGAGCAGATGACTGCATCAGCAGGAGTAAATGTGTATGAAATCACGTTTTATGCCGACAATGCTACTAAGAGACTGAGTACGGCAAACTTTATTCTGTTTGTAGAACCTGCGGCACTGGATGCAAACACGATTACTTCCGAATCGCTTATGCTTGAACTTAATGATCTGATTGCCAGTGTTCCGAATGCGGTTGAGGCGGCAGAACGTGCGGAACAGGCGGCGGCTCAGTTTGAAATTGATGCTACACTTACGCAACAGGGAAAACCTGCGGATGCTAAAAAGGTCGGTGATGAAATCTCTGACTTAAAGGCAGACTTAAATCAAATAGACAGAGTAGTGCAGGATGAACTGGAACCCGTATTATCTGATGTAAGTCAAGTCAAATCGGACGTAAGTCAGATAAAGACTACACTCCCGAAAAAGATAAATCAGCCGCTTAACAGCAGTAGTCAGCCAGTGTATGGTACGAACGGACAGGTGTTGAGGACGAAGGGTGACGGTTCGACCGAATGGGCTACTGTCGGACAGCCCACAGATGCACAGACAGCACAGGCGGTTTCTGATTGGCTTGATGCTCATCCCGATGCTACTACATCGGTGGAAGATGGGAGTGTTTCTGAGCAGAAACTTACTGCTGATGTTACCGCAAAACTCAACAATATCGTGAGCGTAAAATCATATGGTGCAAAAGGTGATGGTTCAACAGATGATACAGCGGCTATACAAAGGTGCATTGATGAGAATCCTCATTCAACTATTTTCTTTCCCGATGGAACGTACTGTATAAGCACCGGATTGAAATGCTATGCAAGGGTCGGTGGGACGTACCTTTTTGTTGGGGGAGCGACAATAAAAGCTATTGCAGAAATGACTACCATGATATCGTTCGACAAAGACTACACTACAGAATACATAGGGACAAAAGGTGGTTTATTCGGTATTTTTGGCGGGCGGCTCGATGCAAACGATTTGGCTGACGAGTGTCTAAATAATAACGGCATATACATAAACACAGATGGGACATATATGCTGTCATTTAATGTATGTGGATTAAGAGATACCGGCAGTTTATCCAGTCACAGGCGGCTTAAATGTGATTTGGTAATGCCGTATCAATCATGGTCAGAGGGTAATGCCGCAGGAATCATTGCTAGCTGTGGAGATAGTTTTTTCTCTGATGTACAAGTACAGAATTGTCGATACGCTGTTCGTCTGAGAAAAGGTGGATGTATATTTAGCGATTGCTATTTCTTTTCAAGAACGAATACAACGCTTCACCCGGATGCAGGAATGCAAGGATACGCCATATATATTGAAAACGACGATGCTGTGGTTCCGAGGACTACATTTAATAATTGTTATTTCGACAGTAATATTTATGCTATTTATTCTGTTGCGGAAAAGGTATGGAACATCGCAATGAATAATTGCATCTTCTTTATTACACTCGATAGCTATTTCAACGCAACAAAAGTGTATCTGCTTGGTGGTTCAAAAAACGTAAATATCCGAACAAAAGGACTGGAATGTTACTCTACACCAACATGCGATATTCTTGTTGGTAGGCAGACATATTCAGCCGCGAACAATAAAAATTTTGTTATCGAGCAAAATGCTCCAAATACAAATATTAACAATCTTTTGAACATTGTTAATCTTGAACCCACAAAATATAATTTGTCAGATATTGCCAACGGAACTGTGGTTTTACTCGGTGGAATCAGTAATGCAAATATCAAAAACGGCATTTACAAATTGACTATTTCTTACGGTTCTCATTACGCAACTTTTGTCATAAGAAACATCAATGATGTGTTTACACTGGTAAAAGCGGATAGATATTTTGCGAATAACTATTTTGAGATCATTATTGACCAAACGCCTAAACAAGCAGACGCATTAGAAACAGTAACGTATTATCCGATTTATTTAAAAAGTAAAAGCTCTCCGCTAAGAGGTGCGTTTGCTGTTTATCTGGAGCCGGTTAGTTTTAAACCGGCGAGCTGTTATCTTTACAATGATGGATATCGAACAGGAAGTTATACCATTGCGAACCCTTTAGTTTTAGAAATGAAGGAAACGGAATAATCAACATCGTTTACGTCACACCGAAATCGACCGTTCACGTTCCAATGGAAGGAACAAGTTATGAAAAAACGAGTAACTGCAATTCTTGAAGTCGATACAGATGATGAGCAGATGGGTGATGACGCTTTTATCGAACAGGACTTGAAACAAAAAATCAACTGCGCATCGAACAATTATGACTTCATTTCGATTGATGTTGAGCAACTAACGTAAAGGACACTTATAACCACATCCATATGGAGGGCGATGCCAATGGACATTTTACAAACCATCATAGGCGGCTTACTGGGAGGCGGCTTAATCGGGCTGATTGAGTTTCTCATCAGACGGAGAGATGAAAGAGCCGACAAGAACAGCGAGGTTCTGAAAGAAATCGAGAACTTGAGCAAGAAGGTTGATGATCTCGGAAAGAAGATAGACGAGGTGGACCAGAAAGGAGAAGAGCGCGGGGCGATACAGTCCCGTGTTCGGATCCTTCGGTTTATGGATGAGATTCTTGAAGGAAGGCGACATTCCAAAGACAGTTATGATCAAGTTATGTCGGACATCACATTTTATAACCAGTATTGTGGAGACCATCCCATGTTTCGTAATAATCAAACAGAATCCACCGTAGAATATATCGAGAAAAATTATCAAGAACGATTAGAAAAACATGATTTTTTATAATTAGGAGGAATTGCTATGATCAATTGGTCGATACGTATTAAGAACAAAAATTTTTGGTTATCTATTATACCTGCCGTGATTTTACTCATACAAGCGATGGGGGCTGTGTTCGGTATAACATGGGATTTTGGTGCGCTGTCGGACAATCTGATTGCAGTGGTCAATGCGGTCTTTGTGGTGCTTGCAATTCTTGGCATCGTAACAGATCCTACTACTGCCGGGATTGCCGATTCAAATAGGGCTATGACGTATGATGAACCATATAAAGACATTGTTGATTGAGTTTTACTATAGGTGGCTGCAGAGGATTAAAATCCTCTGCACCTTCTTACAGTTTATCCTTCAGAGGTGATGAGATGAAAGAACTAAAAGGCATTGACATCAGTGAACATAATTATGGTCTAAATTATACTATTTTGGCACAAAATATAAATTTCGCAATTCTTCGTGAGGGATGTAGACAAAGAATAGACAATATGTTTGCCACTCATGTGGCTGGTTGCAGGGCAGCAAGAATTCCTATTCCAGGCGTATATCATTTTATATATGCTTTAAATAATAATGCTGCTAAACAAGAAGCTCTTTCTTGCATTCGCAATGTAGAAAAAATGGGCTTGCCTAAATCAACTCGAATTTGGGCTGATCTCGAATATGATTCTATTGATAAAGCCAAAGCACAAGGAGTTATTTTAGGTCCGGCTGAAGTAAAATTGTTCACAAAAACATTTTGCGAGACAGTCAAAGCTGCAGGCTATCCTACCGGTATATATACCAATTTAGATTATTGGATAAGAATGTATGGTGATGAAATTCTTTCTGAATATCCGGTTTGGTATGCGCAGTATTCATCTAAACGTTCAAAGGACTGTCTGATTTGGCAATGCGGTTCTAAAGTGCTGCCCGGTTCCAATGGCCAAGCTTTAGATTATGATATCTGGTATAAAACTGAAGAAGTTATTACAGAACAAATAGATTTATCCGGAAAAACTATTGAAGAACTTGCTAAAGAAGTTATTGAAGGTAAATACGGAAACGGTGAAGTACGGAAAATTGCTCTTGGTACTAAGTATGATGAAGTACAGAAAAAGGTCAATGAATTACTCAAACCGCCTACTTCTATCGAGTCTGTTGATATTGATAAGCTTGCCCAGGAAGTGATTGCCGGTAAGTATGGTATTGGGGATGCCCGTAAAAAAGCACTCGGTACAAATTATGATGTCGTTCAAAAAAGAGTCAATGAATTAATGAAGGCTAGAACAGAAGTAGTTACTGTCGCATATTCTAATAAACGACTTGTTTTTATTGCTCAAATGCAAAGCTGGATAGGTAAAAAAGAATCTGACGGAAGCTTTAGATCTATTATAAATATCTATAACCAAGGACTTGCAAAGGCTGTTAAAAAATGGGGAACCCGCAATATCAGTATGGAGTATTCCTGGGCTTGGTGTGCTTGCACTGTTTCTGCCGCCGCTATGGCTTGCAGACTTGATGACATTATTCCGATAGAGATCAGTTGTCCATATATGATCGAGATCGCAAAAAAACATGGCATTTGGGTTGAAAATGATGCATACCGCCCAAATCCGGGTGACATTATTATGTATGATTGGCAAGACAGCGGATATGGTGATGATACCGGCATGGCTGATCATGTCGGAGTTATAGAATCTATTGACGGTGACCGATTTGTTGTCATTGAAGGTAATAGAAATGACAGTGTATCACGCAGAACTGTTGCAGTTAACGGACTTTATATCAGAGGCTTTATTGTTCCTAAATTTTAATATTAGAAGTATGAAAAATTTATATGTACATACTACAACTTCTGTAGTATAATATTCTTATCAAATAAAAGGAGGCTTATGCTATGGAAGATGAAAGACAGGAGTTAATGACGGTGCCATATGTAGTGCATGAGAGCATTATGGCAAGAATGGAAAGGATCAATCGACGACTATGGATATTATGCTTAGTAATTTTTTTAGTATGTATCGGAAGTAATAGCTGTTGGATTTGGTATGAAAGTCAATTTGAAGACGTAGTAACAACTGAAGAAACCTGGCAGGATGTAGATACTGGCGAAGGTGATGCAACTGTAGTAGGTATAGGTGATTATTATGGCGAGAGTAAAGCAGACAGCCAAAAAGACAACGAAAACCCGTAAGAGAAAAACCGGAGGCAACTCCGGTTATGTCTCTTGTAATATGTGTCACGGCACCGGAAGATTAAAGGATTGGCACAAAAAGAAGAAGAAATGAGAGATTTATCAAGGTCAGAAATAGAAAAATTAATAGATGAATGGATCATCGGAAAAAATTCTGAAAGAGATAGAGCAATTTTAAAAAGAAGATGGTTGGACGGAATTTTATATGAACCTTTAGCTGAAGAATTTGATTTATCAGTGAGGCAAGTAAGAAATATTGTTCATAAGACTGAAGAAAAAGTATTAAAACATATTTAAGGTATAATGCACAAGAAGAAAAATAAACTCTTGTGCATTATTTTTTATCAGAAACTACAACTTTTAGTGTACAAACCAAAGGAAACGCTATATAATATATAATGTAAACGATAATAGATAATTTAAACGGAGGTAATTTAAAATGACAAGAGAATATTTTTATAATAACGTGATTATGGCAGTAGAAATTGAATATGATGGCGGCGATAGAAACTGGAATACAATGAAAGGTTCTGAGGTTTAAGCTTATCTTGATAATCTCAGTGAAGATGAGGGATTTAGTGATCTTGATTATTGTACAAAACAGGAAAATCCTGAGATCAGAGAAATCCTTGATAAAGCTTATGAGATGTTTGATGCAGCTCGCGGAACAGGAAAATATAAGAATATTGACGAAGCAATTGATGAAGTAATTGAGGCCGCCAATAAACCGGCAAAGAGAGTTTGGACAGAAGAAGAGATCAAATCTTTGATTCAGTCTAATGATAAAGTTCTTTATGGAGCTCTTAAGAAACTCTATGCTTGTCAAACAGCAGATGAGCAGTCGGATGGTGAGACTCATGAACAGAATGGTATGGGATTTAATGGAGTAGATGCTCCGATTCTTTCCAGCTTCTGTGAGTTTCTCAATAAAACCGGTTTTCTTACTCCTAAACAGAAGATGCTCGCCAGAAAAAAATTAGTAAAATATAATAAGCAGCTTACAAAATTAGCAAATGCATTTTAAAGGATCCTAAAGGATCCTTTAATTTTTAAAATTTCATAAAAATAGTGTACAACTATGGTAGTATGTGATAGAATAAATAATGTAAGATAAATTATATTCATTTAAAAGGAGGTAACCATCATGTGGCACAAAGGAAGTATTTATGTAGATGGGATTAAATACATATTTTATGTAAAATCCTATGAATTTCCAAGTCAGTATGGAATTGACGGAGGTAAAATTAGCAAATTAGAAATTAGAAGAAATGATATTACCATAGTCCAATATGATAGGGGGTGGGTTAGCAAGCCTGTCACAAAAGCAGAAAAAGAAATATTTGAAGAGTTAGTTAAAATCTATAATTAAGGAGATAATTGTTATGAGCAGAATATGGACTTATAAGGAATTGAGAGAAATAAGTAAAGCCATGAAAGCGAAAGGTTTTATGAGCTTTGACGAAATGTGCGATATGTTAAATGATAATGAAGCTAAAAAACGATATTATTGGAATTATTTAGAAGAGCTCAGAAGATCAGGAATTACTAATATGTATGGAGCTACTCTTTATTTAATGGAAGAATTTGGACTCGATAAACAAACAGCAATAGATGTTCTTTCTGACTGGATGGAAAATTATAATCCAGATGATTATAAAAATTTAGATTAAAAATCATCCTGTGCCGGGCGGGTAATCCCGGCAGAAAGGATTAAATTATGAAAGAATATCGTATTATGGCATATTTTACAGATGTTTATGCTCCCAGAAGTTATAAAAGAAAAATAGTCACGAATAAAGATGAAGCAGAAAAGCTTTTTCAGGAAGCTAAAGAATACTATTCAACTTATAAATATTTGGATAAAGTAGTTATTGAAAGCAGAGAAGTTACAGAATGGAGGCAGTAAATGAAAGTATTTGTATACAGTAAGAAAACAAGTAAAAAAATAGTCACCATTGTGCATGTCGTCGCAGTAGAAATAGAATTCGAATCTATTATTTTTACTACAGCAAGCGGAGAAAAATTTTCTTTTAATACAAAAGAAGTAAAAACTACTACTTATCAAAATTAACCGTAAACTGCTTATAAATTGCCTCTTGGGTTCATTCTCAAGAGGCAATTTTTATTTTAAAATAATAAAGAGGTGATGAAATGAAAAAATATATTGATAGGCTTATAAAATGCGGATACAGTTATGATGATGCTAAAGACATATGCTGTGATTTTATTAAAAATTTATCATTATTTTCTTTAGAATGTTTTGTATTATCGGTGGAAAATAGAAATTATGTGGAAAAAATATAATCCAAATCCGACAGGGAGACATGTAGGAGATTGTGCTATCAGAGCAATTTCAAAAGCTTTAGATGTAAATTGGGAAACCGCATATGCTTTAATAACTACTAACGGTTATTATATGGGAGATATGCCTTCTTCTGACAGCGTATGGGGATCTGTTCTCAGACAAAATGGATTTTATAGGAAAGCAATTCCAAATTATTGCCCGGATTGTTATACAGTAAGAGATTTTTGTGCTGATCATCCGTATGGTATTTTTGTACTCGGTTTTGGTGGACATGTTGCCACCGTGGTTGACGGAGATCTATATGATTCATGGGATAGTAGTGATGAAATACCCGTATATGTGTGGTATAGAAAGGACTAATTATGGCTGTATATAATAATGGTTTTCCTGTGACATATCCTCAATATTATCCTCAACAATTTCAATATCCTCAGCAAAATATTCAACCACAAAACATTCAACAAAATAATCAGCAACTTATGACGCCACCTACTATTCATGCAGAAATTGTGCAAATAGGAGGAGACGATGAAGCTGTAAATTTTCCAGTGGGAGCAGGACAATCCCAAATGATGATGGCTAGAGATGATTCTGCAATTTTCATTAAGACAGTTTATGCAAATGGTCAAAGTTCACTTGTGAAATATGCTAGAGAAAAAGCAAAACCTCAAGAAGCAGCAAATGTAGATTATGTGACCAGAGAAGAATTTGAAAGTAGAATTGCCGAAATAATGAAAAGTAGAAAGGTAATAGAAGAAAATGAGTGAACTTTTTGATTCTTTAAATAAACAACCACAAGCACAAAATCCGCAGCAATTAGTTCAGCAACTCAAGAATGATCCTGCCGCTTTTATAAAAAGCAGAGGGTTTGATATTCCACAGGAAGTGGATATTCACAATCCTCAATCCATTATAAGCGGACTAATGCAGTCTGGGCAGATAGGCAATGACAAATTCAGAATGGTCATGCAGATGCTCGGACGAAGATAATAAATTCAATGCCGAGCGTACGGCGGCTTGAAGAATATAAACCGACTACCCGCTTCGAGGGTAGCCGCTCACCGATAAGAACTATCGGAGAAAGGAAACAAAATGGCTTTAACAGATGATAATGGAATGAACACCACTATGCTTGTATCTCCTGCTGGCGGATATATGGGACAAAACGGCAATGGTTTTGGTTTCGGTGGTGATTGGGCTTGGATTCTTCTGCTCCTGCTGATCGGCGGAGGTGGTTGGGGAATGGGAGGCTTCGGTGGTTTTGCCGGTGGTCTTGGTTATGATTTCCCTTGGCTTCTGAACGGTCAGAGCGGAATCAACAACAATGTCAATGATGGATTCCGTGATGCTCAGCTTCATGATTCTGTGACCTCCGTTAGAGATGGTGTAAGCAATCTTGCTACGCAACTTTGTGGATGCTGTGGCGATATTCAAATGGGTATGGCAAACGGTTTTTCAGGTGTTCAGCAGTCTCTCGCAAATGGTTTTGCTGGCGTTGAACAGGGGGCAAATGCTCGCCAAATCGCTAATATGCAGCAGGCATTTGCTGCTCAAACTGCTATGTCGCAGGGATTTAATGGGCTGCAGAGCCAGTTTGCTGACTGCTGCTGCGAGAATCGTCTTGGTCTTGCTGATCTTAAGTACACTGTTGCTACAGAGAATTGCGCCGACAGAACTCAGTCTCTAATGAATACTCGTGATATTATCGATTCTCAGACTCGTGGGACACAGGCTATTCTGGATAAGCTTTGCGCTCTGGAACTGGACGGTGTCAAAGGTCAGCTTGCACAGGCTCAGCGTGAGAATGTTGGTCTCCAGAATCAGCTTAATATGGCGGCTCTTCGTGAGTCTCAGACTGCTCAGAATGCATTCATTTCTCAGGGTTTTGCAAATGAGGTGGATACTTTGTATAACAGGCTTAATTCTTGCCCTGTTCCGACCACACCTGTCTATGGCAGAACTCCTATCTTTACTTGCAATCAGAATACCGGTTGCGGTTGTGGATGTGGTAGCAATTTCTAATTTCTTACAGAGTAAGATTCTGCGGGTGGGTCTTCCACCCGCATGAGGAAAGGAATAAAAATGTCTTGTAGAAATGTATGCAGGCTGTGTAATCATCTTGCGATATCGACAGCCGTGGAATTTACAGATGGAAATCTTGTCGTTACTCTTCCTGCCGCTTCATATAGAAACGGAGAAAAAGTCTGCATTGTTATCGCTCAGACTATTCCGGAGGAAACGACTATCAACGCACCTGTGGTTATACAGATTGGTGAAGGAACAGTACAGTACCCGCTAACTACACGGTGCTGTGCACAGGTTTCAGCATGCGGAGTAAGAACACGCACAAGGTATGCCACAAATGTAATTACATCGGCAACCGGAGCAACGTTCCGAATGCTCGGAACTCCCTCGTGCTCGCCCAATTATGATTTACAGTCAATTAACGGAACCGCACCAACTGCGGCAACTGGAAGTTAATCGCAGGAGAAGGAGAATAAAAATGCACAAACTGTACGAACTTAAAGAAAAGCTCATGAATGAGCTTGAAGATTATTCTGAGAATGGTAAATTCTCAAAAGATGACGTAGAAGCCATCAAGTACACAGCTAGTGCCATCGATCATATCTGTAATATTCTCGAACACGCTGATGAAGAAGAATATAGCAATATGTATTATGACAGATCTTATGCTAGAGGTGGAAATCGTGGGCAAGGTAATCAAGACGGCCGCAGCAATAACATGGGAGGAAGCTATGCTAGAGGACGCGGCAGAAATGCCAGACGTGATAGCATGGGAAGATATTCCAGAGACGGTTACTCATATGATTTTAAAATGGATCTTGAGGAACTTATGAAGGATGCTCCTAATGAACATGTTAAAATGAAAATGCATGAACTTATGCAAGAAATGTAAGGAGGTGGCCTCTTGTGATAACTGAACAGGATTTGCAGGAGGCTATCGCTGAATGCCGCGGTGTAAAAAATCCAAATGCCAATACTTGCATTAAATTGGCAGCTTATTACACTATTTTGAATCATATTACTGAAGAAAATCAAGAACAAACTTATTTGCCTGTTCCTAATTATTCTTTTGAATCATCTAGGAATGTTATTGACTATTCTAGTGATACTGAATTTTCTAAAATGGTCAACGGCAAAAACCCTCAAGAAATATGGCCGATAATTGATGAACTTATGGAAACATTAAAAGCTGTATTTCCTCAGTTATATAATGGAGTAATGAGAAAGCTATCATAATAAAAAGACAAGGAATTTATTCCTTGTCTTTTTATTATGTTCCATAATATAAATTAAGAACGTCTGGATTTTCTAATATTTCGCTCATATCACATTTCAATGCAATACTTAATTTTAAAATTGTATCCAATTTGGCATGATCTATGGATTTTGCTCCTTGTTCATAGCATTGTAATGTTCTTATATTAATCCCTGCTTTTTGAGACAACTGAGCTTGTGATAAACCCAATTTTTGCCGCATGGATTTTAATTTAGTCATATCATATCACCTCCTTAGAATTTCATGATAATTATGTATTAATAGTATCATAAGAGTGGTAGTTTGTACATCAAAAGTTGCACAAAATTTATCCTTTCATTTTATGCATTATTTTTATAAAAAATAGTGTACAACTGTGGTGGTACACTATATAATATATAATGTAAGGTAAATAATATTTTGAAGGAGGGATAAATATGATACAGTATATCAACACAATTGATTTCGGATACGTACCGATCAGAAAAACTTATAAAGAGGGAAATCGCATCGCTGATATAGAATTATCAGATGGGGATAATGCTGAGATTCGACTGGACTACAGAACAAATCAGCCGTTTGCGGTACTGTTTGACGGTGACTGGAACGAGAAGTGATCCATACCCGCCCCGGAGGTTACGAGGGCAGAAAGGATATAAGATGGTAAGAATGGTGAAAGATTTTGATGCTGAGTGCAAGGACGGCAAATACATAGTAAAAGCGGAAGTTGGGAGCGGGTTGCCCGCAGTGACCGTATATGACAACAGGATCGGAACGGAGAAAACATACTACAGCATTTTCGCCAAACCGATTCAGAAGATCAGGAAGAATAAAGATTGTTACGTGCTTTACATTTAAGCTGAATCCCGCCCCGGAGGTTACGAGGGTAGAAAGAAGAAAAAATGGAAAAGTTTTATGTTGTTGAAATCATGAATGAATTAACGGTGACAAGAGAACATTATCATACTGAAGCATTAACTGCACAAGAAGCAGTTGATTATGTAAAGGATAAAATTGGAGACATGAGAAATTATAGTATCTTAAATGTTTTTGTTGAAACTGAAGAAGAATGGCAATAACCTATTAACTGCTGTTTATAATAAAATTTATCATTAATAAGGAGGAAACTTAAAATGACGAGAGAAGAAAAATTGTTCAGTATGAGAATGCAGGATCTGGTAGCAGTAGCAGAAAAACTTGGAATTAAAGTTAATAAAAAAGGAAGCAAAGAAAAGGCAATAGAAAAAATTCTTGCTGCCGAAGCGAATCAGAATAATGGAGATCAGCCGGTTGAAAAAACCAAAAAAGAAAAAGCAAAAGCCGATAAGCCCGACACTCAGGTAGAAAATACTACAAATACTGGAAAAGAAATTCCGCCGGAGAAAAAATCTCCCGGACGCGGTGCTTTATTAGAATATAAAGGAGAAGCTAAAAATATATGTGCATGGGCAAAGGAACTTGGTATTTCTGCTAATACACTGTACGGTAGAATTTACCGTATGGGCTGGTCGATTGAAAAAGCTTTTGAAACACCTAGTAGAAAATAATTATAGCATGGCAGGATTTTATTCCTGCCATGTTTTTATATAGATTATCATATAAAATAGAAAGCTCCTAGAATTTAATTTCTGGAGCTTCTATTATTATACTAACAAAGTTGCACATATTGAGTTACAGAAATTTAGTAGTTATTCCATATGTACAACTATAGTAGTACGCTATATAATAGATAATGTAAGGTAAATAATGCTTATTTGAAAGGAGATCATTAAATGAAAAAATATTTTTGGGCACAGGTAAATGCATACGGAATGGCCAACTGTAAATATTTTGAAGTTGCTGAAGGAGAAACACTTGAGGATGTGATTTCAAAATACTTCAACGATTATCGGATCATCGACACAGAAGAAGTTACTAAAGAATATGCCGAAAAACATGCGAAAACAATTTTAAAGTAATATATTTCAAGATTAGGAGGTAATTTAAAATGATGAATATGAGTGAAATGCTGAATACCAGCCAAAGTTTTGGAGATCTTCTCAGAAGAGCAAATGAAATTCAGGGAAAATGCAAAGATCATAAAGTAGCGGTTGATAATATCAGAATGAGCAATAATTTAAAGCTTAGATTTGATAATCAGGAAATCGGGCTTAGTCCTCTTGCTACCGGTCATCTGTGCGGAAAATTAAATGTTCCGTCTAGATATTTCAATCGTTTAGTTGAAAGCGGAAATAATCTTCTTGCTGCAGATAATATTAACTGCTGGTTAGAAGGTGATAAAAGAACATTTTTCCTCAGAGAATATGACGGTCAGATTAGAGGGGTTCTTTCCGGCAGCTATTCTGTATATGATGCACCAGAAATACTGACCACTGTAAAAGAAGTTTTTGATCCTGCAACTTTTATTCTTAAAGGATCTTTTATCAATGAGGAAAGACTTCATCTGAGACTGATAGAAAATCAAATGCTTGATATTGAAGGCGAAGATCTTTATGCCGGAATTACTTTGGATAGTTCAGATGTAGGAAGATCTGGATTAAAAGTCCAATTTTTCATTTGGAAAAAGGTTTGCACCAACGGTTTAGTGATTGCAAAATCTAAAGCAAGACTGTTTAAGCAAAAACATGTAGGAATCACTCATGATGATTTTGCTGAAGGACTGAAAGAAGGTCTGGGAAGATTTTATGAAATTAAAAGCCTTGTTTCTGAGTCTATTAAAGAAACAAATAAAATTCCTGTAAACCAGGATCTTGAAGAATTGGTTGAGGAGGTTAAAGACAAAACTAATCTTTCCGATCAGGCAGCAGAAAAAGTAATTGAACTGATGCAGGTAAAATATGCTCCTACTAAATGGGGATTGATTAATGGCATTACAGAGATTGCTCAGGAATTTACTCTTGAGACAAGACTCCAGCTTGAAGAAATTGCAGGAAGTATGCTCGCATGATTTTAAGGGACTCGAAAGAGTCCCTTTCATTTTGCATAAAAAGCATAATGGAAATTTGTATGGTTTTTTCATAAAAAGTAATGTACAACTATAGTAGTACGCTATATAATAGATAATGTAAGGTAAATGATACTTAATTTTTAGGAGGTAATTTAAAATGAAGATTAAGGATCTTGCAATGCAGATAGCAGATGAATTTAATAAGATAGTAGTAGAAAGTGATTGTGAGACTTTCAAAGAAATGAGAAATTTATTCAACTGGAATGCAGATGATATAAGAGGAGAAATTGAATACATGATTCAGAAAAGTGACAGCGGCATAGTCATTTGGGATGACGGCGAAATCACTAATGAAAGAGAAAAAGATGTAGATAACTATATTAAGTATGGCGCTTTCAAGAAAATGATTTTCTCAAATGTACATTAAAAGTACCACTGATGAGTCTTTGAAAATTGAGACGAAACTCCTCTTATGAGGAGTCTGGTACAAATTAAAATCTTTAATTAATAGGAGGTAATTTAAGATGACAAGCGAAAAAATTCTTACTAAGATTAAAAATCTGTTAGATCTGGCAAATAACAATCCGAATGAAAATGAAGCTATTGCTGCAGCACTCAAAGCTCAGGAACTTATGGCAAAATATGAAGTCGATTCTTCTGCAATATATGATACAGAAAAAGAAGAAAAAAAGATTTTCCATGCCACTTATGCAGATAACGGAAAGCATGAAATGAAAAAATGGAAATCTGCCCTTTCCGGAGTAATTGCTAGGAATTTCTGCTGTGAGGTTTATTTCAGAGGAAAATCCGTGGTATTTTATGGATATAAGAAAGATGCCAAAATTGCAGTTGAGGTTTTTGGATTTTTATATGAGGCCGGAAATAAATTTGCCGTAAGATATTATAATAAGTGCAGAAAAGAAGGTAAAAATACTCAGGGCGTAATGAATACTTATCTTATGGGATTTGTAGCAGGAATAAAAGAAGTTCTCGATAAACAGTGCACTGCTCTTATGATTGTAGTCCCAAAAGAAGTAAAAGACAGTTTCCAAGTAATGACTTCTGGGTGGAAACATAAATCAGCAAATTTAAAAATGACAGCAGATTCCAATGCATATGCTCAGGGAAAAATTGACGGAAAAGAGACTGCTACTGCACGCGGAATCGAGGGATAAAGTCAAGATAAGTCAAGATGATTTTAATCATCTTGACTTATAACTTTATATGATTATTGTTATATTTCTTAGTTAAAAAGTCAAGAAGTCAAGTTAAATTTATATTTTTAATTTTTATTGAAAATATCTATATAATATAACATATATAATATAGAGCTATATAGAAATAAAAATATCTTGACTTCTTGACTT